CGTTGCTGATCTAACAGGTAAACTCCAACGTGCACAAAAAGAACCAAAAGCAGACCAATGGGAAGTAATTGAATTCCCGGCAATCTTGCCAAGCGGTAGTCCGGTGTGGCCGGGGTATTGGAAACTAGAAGAGTTGTTAGCAGTGAAAGCATCTGTTAGTTTACTAAAATGGAATGCACAATACCAGCAAAATCCAACTGCTGCAGAAGGCTCTTTAATTAAACGTGAATGGTGGAAAGTTTGGGATAAGCCCGAACCACCGCCTTTGTTACATGTAATTCAGTCTTATGATACGGCGTTTATGAAAAAAGAAACAGCCGATTATAGTGCCATTACTACTTGGGGTATATTTGAACCTAATGAGGGAGATGCACCAAATATAATGTTATTAGATATGATTAAGGATCGATACGAGTTTCCCGAACTACGGCGCGTGGCCAAAGAACAATATGACTACTGGAAGCCCGAAACGGTGATCGTGGAAGCTAAAGCTTCAGGCTTGCCATTAACGTATGAAATGCGTAAACTAGGTATACCTGTTATTAACTTTACACCGAGTCGTGGAAATGATAAACATACTAGAGTAAATTCGGTAGCACCGTTATTTGAAGCGGGAATGGTGTGGGCACCAGATACTAATTTTGCTGACGAGGTTATTGAGGAATGCGCTGCATTTCCATTAGGCGAACATGATGACTTAGTGGATAGTATGACTCAAGCCGTAATGAGGTTTAGACAAGGCGGTTTTGTAGATCACCCAGATGACTATGAAGATGAACCACTGCCACAACAGATAAGGACATATTACTAATGGCTATAGATAAAGACCAAAACGGACCACAACAAGAAATTTTACTAGGTGAAAATGTAGAAGTTTTAACTCCAGATGAAAAAGCATCTGAAGAAATAAATGTTGAGATGATGGAAGATGGCGGGGCAGAAATTGATTTTGATCCCGCAGCAATGGCCGCGGAAGGTTCACAAAATCACGAAGCTAATTTAGCAGAATTTATTAATGACGATCAGCTAATGGAAATTAGTTCAGATTTAGTTGAAGCGTTTGAAGATGCTAAAGCATCACGAAAAGATTGGGAAGATGCTTACACTAAAGGTTTAGACTTACTTGGATTTAAATATGAAAACAGATCAGAACCCTTTCAAGGCGCATCCGGCGCTACGCATCCAGTTTTAGCGGAATCAGTTACTCAGTTTCAAGCACTAGCTTATAAAGAATTATTGCCAGCAGCTGGACCAGTTAGAACTCAAGTTATAGGTAAAACTACTCAACAAGTAGAACAACAAGCGGAGCGTGTTAAAGATTATATGAACTATCAGCTCATGGTGAATATGAAAGAGTATGAACCAGAGTTTGATCAAATGTTATTTAATTTACCCCTGGCAGGATCTACTTTTAAAAAAGTTTATTATGATTCTATTTTAGGTAGATGTGTTTCTAAATTTGTACCGGCAGAAGATTTGGTGGTTAGTTATCAAGCAACCAGTTTAGAAGATGCAGAGACTATTGTGCATATTGTAAAAATGTCTGGTAATGACTTATTAAAACAAATGCAAGCAGGTTTTTATATGGACACGGACATCGGTACACCGGCCGATGAGATTAGTGACATTCAAGAGAAAAAAAATGACTTGGAAGGTATATCGCGGACCGCGGCTAGTGAGACACATAATTTACTTGAGTGTCATGTTGAATTAGACATTGAGGGTTTTGAAGATAAAGATGCCGAAGGCGAGCCAACTGGTATTGCGTTACCTTACATTGTTACAGTTCATGAAGACTCAGGTAATGTTTTATCTATACGTAGAAACTACGGACAAAGCGATAAGTTGAGAAAACCAAAAGAATATTTTGTACACTTTAAATTTTTACCAGGACTAGGCTTTTATGGCTTTGGTCTAATACACATGATTGGTGGTTTATCAAGAACTGCTACATCTGCTTTACGTCAACTACTTGATGCCGGTACCTTATCTAATCTACCTTCCGGATTCAAGCAACGTGGCATACGTGTACGTGATGAAGCTCAACCGTTGCAGCCGGGTGAGTTCAGAGATGTCGACGCGCCTGGTGGAAATCTTCGTGACGCATTTATGCCATTACCATTTAAAGAACCATCACAAACTTTACTTAGCTTAATGGGTGTCGTGGTACAAGCCGGTCAACGGTTCGCGTCTATTGCTGATATGCAAGTAGGCGATGGTAATCAAGGTGCCGCAGTAGGCACGACTATGGCGTTATTGGAACGCGGCTCGCGGGTTATGTCAGCAATTCACAAACGTTTATATGCAAGTATGAAATGTGAGTTTATGTTATTGGCTAATTGTTTTGCTACCTATTTACCAAAACAATATCCATATGAAGTAGTCGGTGGCAATAGAGAAATTTTTGCAACTGATTTTGATCAACGAGTAGATGTTATTCCGGTTGCTGATCCAAACATCTTTTCACAAACACAAAGAATTACACTTGCACAAACTGAATTACAAATGGCAATGTCAAATCCAGAGATGCATAATTTATATCATGCCTATCGACACATGTATGAAGCACTTGGCGTTAAAGATATAGACATTTTACTACCACCACCGGCACCAATGCAGCCGATGGACCCTGCTAGTGAAAATATTATGGCTTTGAATAGTAAAAAGTTTCAAGCTTTTCCAAAACAAGACCATCAATCGCATATGAAAGCGCATTTAAGTTTTATGGGTACTACTTTGGTGCGTAATAATCCAAAAGCTATGGTGGCATTGCAGCAAAACTGTATGGAACACATCAATTTAATGTCTGGGGAGCAAATTGAGATGGAATTTAGGGAAGAAATACAGCAAATACAGCAAATAGGTCAACAATTACAAGCTATGCAACAACAAATGGGGCCACAAGCACAACAAAACCCTCAATTTATGCAGTTACAGCAACAAGTTCAAGCTATGACGACTTCTATGGAGCAACGTAAAGCTCAATTAATAGCTGAATTTACTGATGACTATGCAACAGCTGAAAAGAGTATACTAAATCAAATTGAAAATGATCCATTATTGAAACTTAAGGATAGAGAGCTTGATTTAAAAGCGCAAGAAGAACAAAGAAAAGCTGAAGACGCTGAAAAAGAGTTAAATCTAGATAAACTAAAAATGTTACAACAAAGAGATCTAACAGAACAAAAAATGGATGAAAATGACAAGCATCAAAAACTTAGAGCTAGTGTATCATTAGCAAAAAGTGGTATAAGTGGAATGCAAGCATCAATTAAAGAACAGGGGAACTAAGTCATGGCAAGAATGAGCTCTAGAAGTAGAGATAAAAACCTCAGCGGCAGTGGCGAAACTAGTAGTAATAGTTCAGCGAGTGGTTCAACTAACGATTTTGGAAGCAATAATGTCACGAATAACGGCACAAATGTAACCAATAATGGTAACGCAGTCACTTTTGGTGGACCGCGAGGTCCAAGCGCTCCTTCTTATAATCCAAATTTAATTGGTCAATATTTTGGTTACTTTAATCCAACTTATCCTGGAGGACCAAACCAAGAAATTGGTGGGATTAATGTTAATGATATGATAGCAGCTTCCGGGGAATCAACCTTAGATTCTTTTGCCGGACAAAATTTAACTGGTGCACAACAAGCCGCAGTCAACGCTGCGTCAGGTAATAACTTTTTTTCTAACGCCGGTGGTCTTTCCAATTTAATGTCAAACGTTAATATGGGTAATGTCCTAGGGAGTGTGATTGGTAATGCTATATTTCCTGGCATAGGTGGACTACTTGGCGGTTATATTGGAAATACTTATGGTGATGAGGATGATACTAATAATTTTTTTGGTAATTTAGGACAAAATATAAGAACAGATTTTAATCGTTTAAATACCGAAAATAATTTAACGGATACTGAAATTGAAAATACACCTGTGCTTGATAAAACAGACATAGCCAACACCGATGCCAACACTACTTTAGATAATATTGGTACTGATTTTACCGCAGCTTCAAAACCAGTTCCAACTTCCACTACTTCTTATAACCCATTTTCAACAGACTTTAGTTACAGAGATCTTTTTCAAAATATATTTTCACCCTATCAAGAAGGTGGCCGAGTTGGTTACAATGATGGTGGTATTACATCTTTGTTAAACTTGTCTGGTAATGTAGGTAGATCTGGTGGTGAAAACTATGATTTCTTTGAAGCCAATCCATCAATAAGTATGGAAGACTTAGAACTTTATGCAAACCTAACAGGTAATAAAGATGAACAAATGCTTAATGAGCTTGGTGCTAATTATAATGTAACAGACGATTTAAGTCTAAATGTTGGAATGAATCCTAATCAACCACAAGAATTTTCAGACCCAGAAGATACTTTTTTTGCTAGATTAACTAAGTCTTTTAATCAAGGTGGACGGGTACAACATAGTCAATTACCGCCTTTAGCAGGCCCATTGCCTAACGGTATTGGTAATTTATTTAAAATGAAGTAGTCAAAATAACAAAAAAGTATATAATACACAAAACTAAACAAGGAGATCTAAATGATTGAATCTTTAAAAGCAAAATGGACTGCACTAAGCGTTAAGAAAAAAGTTATCGCTGGCGTTGTAGTTGCTGT